ACGGTTTGCTTCCTCCCCGCCCTAAAGGACGGGGTCTCCGCAAACCAAAAACGATGACCGCCACTATCAGCATCACCGACAAGGGCAAGACCATCACCTACCACGCGCATCACATGCGCGACGTGATCGAACCAGTCAAACAGTACGGCATGTTCGGAGAACAATTGGACGCGAAGAAAAAGCTCCACACGCTCACTTTCTACACGGAGGATTGAATTGAACGTCAACATCAAATGCTCGCCAATCCTACTGCTATTGTCCGGCGTGCTGGCACTCCTGAAAATCATGGGACAATTCCCATACTCATGGATATGGGTATTGGCACCAATCTGGATACCACTACTCGCACTGGCGGGTATCGTAATCATTCTCATAATCGCCTGGCTAATCGGTGTCATCGGCGTGCTCATTCTTGAAAAGTTCGGAGACTAATTGCAGATCAGCGGCAACACCAGCAACGGGGATGTGGCGTGCGTCATCGACACGACACAGGACAACACCACCAAGGAGGCACAATGAAAGCATTCGACTTCACCAAGAAGAAAAGCAAACTGGTAGACAAGCTGGTAAAACTCGGATTCCATTATCAAAGCACCGACAAGGAGCCAGATAGTCTGGGAAGACCCCCACGGCTGATAAACACGTGGGCGAACGTCATGAATGGCGTGACCCTGCAAATCACCGATACGTATGACGAACGCCGTGACGAAAACTACAAACTGATTACAATACCGCGCAAATACGTCAGGATAACCGATGATTGCACTAACATAAGCGTCACCATGTCGGTCGAAGAGTTCATGGAATTGGAACGGATCACGAACAGCAACGGCGGCACAATCGCCACGCCCTGAAACCAAACAAACAGACTGAATGAATCAGACACCCGCACGCCTATGCGCAGCGGCCTCAGCCTTGAAGAACGCCGCGAAAGCGTCGCCGATGGACGCATAAAACACGCCATCAACACGCCAGCCGTCATGACCTTTGGAATCATACCCACGCAGCTCAGCAAGCTCAGCGCGCATAAGCGGCAATGCCTCACGACGCGACACCGCGCTACGATGCCAATTATTGTCGAAATGATCCGCAGCAACCCAAGCGTCGCGTTCCTTACGCGAGTCAAAAGACAACAGGCTGCAATACGGCTCACCCTCAAAATTGGTGACGCCGACACCAAACTGCCAATACCCGGCATAAAAATGGATACTCATAACACACACTCCATTCCAGCCCCCTTGCTAAAATGAGAGGGCTTATAAATCGGTTTGTTTTAAGCGAAACCCCAAGAGTGATGCAACACTCTTGGGGTATTTTCATCAGACGGGAACCCCGCCAAACACGTTCGAATAAACAAAATCCCGGCAGCAAAAGCAACCGGGATTCATAGACGCGGCCTACGCGCCCAACGGTACGGCCTCCTCACGCGCGGTATCAGGTGCGACGTCTATATCGCCGTCACCCCACAACACCGTACCGAGACCAGCACGCGCAGTAGCGAACACCGCAGGATCATTCAACCCAGCGAACGCCGGATAGCCAAAATACTTAGCCATATCCAAGACGCCGCTATAACCATCGCTGAACCTGACCGCCACACGGTGGCCGTCCAACGGAACAGCGTCAGTCACCAAAACAACACCGTCACACATGAATAAACCTCCTTACCTAAGCGGCTCGATGTGTCCGGGTTGCACATGGGCTTCAACACACTTCCAATTGGATTCGAGATCCTCACGGTGTATTTCAGCCCACGCCAATACCAAACGTTCCTGTTTCCTAGGCAAACCGCCCTTAATCAAATCGCCATCAAACGAGTACTTAGCCCAATGGCCATTATATTCCGCGTGAAAATGCTTCACGGGGCCATGGTCATTGGCGTACATGTAAATGACGATACCGAAAAACCTGCTTATTCCCGGCAACTATGCCACCTCCTTACTTTCGCGCCGATACTATCGGCTGAACATTATCTTCTGCGGATCACTTAGAATCCGCCGAAGATTCAGAGTCAGAATCATCTTCCAAAAGTTTGCGAGGATTCTTGACGTGCAACGCGTCGCAGATACGCACGGCGACATTGAGACTCATCCCACCGACATTACGTTGTCCGGTCTCGAACGCGCCAACACGCGACTGGCTCAACCCTGCTTTGTCAGCCAGCTGTTGTTGCGTCATGCCGCGCTTCAGTCTGAGTTCCCTCATGCCCATGTCAGTATCCTTCCGTAAGAAAATCCACAGGGTCGCATTGCAACGCCTCAGACAATCGTAACGCCGTCCGCAAATACATTTGCGAAACAGGACGACCGTTCGTCTCAAAACGGGAGATGGATGGACGTGCGATGCCGCTCAATCCAGCCAGCTCCACCTGCGTCAATCTGCGTGCCTTGCGAATGTTCTTCAATCCGACGACGCCAGCGGACACGCCGCCACGCCACACATGATCATCGGGATACAGGTCCAACACGTTGCAATGCAACGCCTGCGCCAGCTTCGCAGCCGTACCCAAATACATGTTCCGCGCCTCGTCCGCATGGTTCTCATACACCCACAGACGCGTGAAATCCACGCCCGTAAGCGAATCCAACTGCTGCAACGTCAGCCCGGAACGCTCACGCAGCGCACGCAAACCCACGTCAGTCTTCCTCGACCTCGCTCGAAACGATTGTCACGGGGTCGTTCAACAGCACGAACCACGAGACCAGCATGTCCTCGGACAGGGAGTCCGCATACTCGCCAACCTTGTCGCTAAACCTGTCGAAATTCTCCTGCGTGGCATCATCATCGTCGGCGAGACGCTTCGCCTCGTCACCCAACGATTCGGATGGGATAAGATACTCGCTGCACTCCGTCCCCGCCAGACGGTCCAAATAGCCGTCCACGCAACGTCTACGCAGTTCGTCCACCGGAAACTCAAGCCACACGGTGCCCGTCTCATCCCACTTATGACCATGCCTCTTCGTGAATTTCACCGTACGCATGACAACACTCCTTCAAAACGATTCGTCTCTTACTTTAACATCGGCGGCAAGCGAACCTGCCGCCGCTGACATCAATCAATCCAATCCTCATTCCAGTCCAGCATGTCCACTGGAATCATGCAGCCGCCGGAACACTGGACGTACAGCCAGTTCGAATAGCCCATGCGAGCCGCCCTCACGCCACGGAACCATTCGCCAAGCCACTCGCACAGGAGCGACGGAAACGACCGACGACGCCAGAACGACCTGCCGGACGCGTAATCGAATCCATCGTATTCGGCGATAGGGGAGAAGAAGCCATGTTTGCTCACTGTTTTTCCTCCTTGGTCCAAGGGATAATCTGATGCAACAGGTACGCCGCCGTCGTCAACTGGTCGTAGGCGGCCAGCACGTAAGCCGAATCGGGAGCGTTCCCGCTCCCAAGATTCGACAGCAATCTGACGGCCTCCAACGACTTGCCGACCGCATTCGCACACACATCCGAATCATGGGTATCCATCACACATGACCCTCATCGTCGGCCTCCGTGTAGAATACGAAGTCAAGGTCGTAATCAGAGGAAGCGTCGTATTGCTCACCGATCTCAACGGGAGTTAGCCCGCCCAATACTTCCGTGGTGAAATTCCAATAGTCATCGGAATGCGCATTGTCATGCAACATGAACGTCCATTCACACCACTCAGGCAACTTGGACCAGAACTTCCTCCAATCCTCATCAGTCACGTAATCGCCGAAATCATCGATACGGTAGACACCCTCGCAAGGCTCGAAACTCTTCTTGATGAAATGGCTCAAACCGGTAGCCGCCATCACTTCGATGTCATTCACGACAGCCTCGCCAATCGGCTCATCCAACGGCATTGCCTTCAACTCTTCAACGGTAATCATCATTCTTTCCTTTCAATCGATACGAAACTCTTCGCCATACTTGACGAGATGCGCGTCAAGATAAGCGTCATAAAACTCCTGCTCGGAACACGGCACGAGATTCGCGTGCAACAGCTCCCGCAACTCGTCATCCATGAGATTCACAGCAGCCTCATAAGACACGGGACGCCCATTCCGATCAATAACAACACTCATCGTTCTTTCCTTTCGCTCAGCAGCAGAACTCGTCGGTGAGTTCCGCAAGTTTTCTTAGACTCAATCGCATGAGACGCGACCTCAATCCGACATTGTTGCGTTCCAGCCGGTCCACCATGATGAGCCGCGCCGAATCGCCATCCGTGACGTCACAGCCGGTCGGATACAGGCTGCCGACAGCAGCCGCATTGACCTCATCCCGATACGATTCAGCCTCAGCCTGAGACCTGTGACGACGCACCTTCAGAGCGCCGCCCACATATTCCACAGTCCACAGCAGCGCCATGTCAGTCAGCCTCCCGCGCATAATCACGCAAGCATTGAGCCTTGCTATCAGCCTTAAGTCCAGCCTGCCTGAAAAACTCACGGATATGACGCCACGTCGTATTGGACAGGTCGGCCGGATGCCGATGAATCCAGAAGACACTCCCAACCTCACCCTTGGAAGTGAGATACAGGGTCACAATCGGCGTCTCGTATGATGTCAGAGTCACGCCGGCGCCGGAACCGTCACCCATGAATGTGACACGAGCCTTGCCATAGAACGACTTGGCCGAATCATATTCAGGACGCAACTCAAACTCTCCGTCACCCAACAATGAAAACGGCATGATAGAATCTCCTTGCAATTAGTGGTGAATATTGATTGCATGGCCGGTCGCAGTCCTACCTGAGACCGGCACTTTCATTTCCCCGTGCCGCTCCACGACAGCACCTTGCTGCCGTGGAGCGGCACGTAAGACTCGCCCATACGATTGCCAGCGGAACCGCCGCGCCACTCGCATATGCGCTCGTAGCCGTCACCAGTGCTGCCGTCCTCCATCTCGCATTGCGGAATATCCGACAGCGACGTGTAGCCAGCCAAATCAGCCTGACCATAGTCAGCCGTCGCATACTCGCCCAGCCACCAAGACCACTGCTGCTCAGGCGTCCCATGAGGGTCGGCAACCGGCCTAGGATTACAGATTGGCGAACACGCGACAACCAGCGCGGCAACCATGATTACGACAGCGCCCAGAATCCTCTTACGATCACGCATCACGCCACCGCCTTAGCCATCTTGACATACTCAGGCAGCTTCGCCGTGTCCACATGCATGTCGCCCGACACCGCATCCGTGGCGTCACGCCACGCTTCGAACACGGCAGCCCTGTCAGCGCCATCCAGCATGTCATCCGACATCTCGCCATCGAAGTAGTCCCGCAGCCATGCCGTCTCACGCCGCTCGTAATCATCCTCATCCAGCACCGGATAGTAACGGCCATCACCAAAAATCAGATTGATGGCATATTGCACCACGGCCTGTTCGGACAGCTCGCCGTAACCGTCCGTAAGCTCAATCGCATAGCCGACACCACAGAACGCGCGGGACACATAATCATACTCAGACAGCCATTTCACAGCCGTCTCGATATTGCTCTCATCCAGCGCATCGTCGAAATACGACAGCCTAGACACCTGATACGTATGATCGTTGAAAACCGTATCGACGGCACGTATGCCATCCACCCATTTCAAAATATCCGGCAACACACGTTCGAACGACGGCAACCCGGAATAATCCACGCCATCCCAGACCTCCCGCAGCCTCTCATACAAGTCGCTATCCTTGCGAACCTCACTCACATACATTCGTTTTCCTCACTTTCAAATAGATTGATTGATTTCAGCAAGAGAGCGTCAAAGACAGACCCGAATACCACAGCTCCAAGTCGAGAGCCTTAAGCGCCTTGCACGCGGCCACATAGTCGCCCGAATCCATGCATTCGACAAACTGCTGCGCATAGGCGCACGTCTCATCGTCATCGGAAGACATGCATTCCAGCAAGTCGTCAAGGCCGGGCCATGCGCCCTCAGAATCATCGACAGTGCATTCCTCATGGCTGTACAGGTGCCACGTCATACCGTCGAGATTCCAGCAATCCGCCCCTTTGCCGTTCAGTATGTCGCCGAACGTCTCAGGCCAATCCATGAACTCGTAATCGGCAATGACGCTCAGGCTTAGATTGTGCGCGTCATACAAGTCGGCCAGCCGTCCCCAGTCGGCTTCGGCGGAACCACCGTTGTACACGTCCCATATGCCCTTAATTTCGTCGGCCATATCCTTGTACCCGGGCGGCGGCACCGGACTATCATTCCCACGCATGTACGCAAGGAACTCAGGCGACGGCGCTGTGATAACGTCAAGGCTGGAACCGTCCAGACCGTCCGGGAACTCGGCACCATTGCATGAATACAACTCCAACGTGCCGCCGCCCCGTTCGGACTCGTGCAAACCATGACGCCCCGCCATGACGTCGTAAAAATCATCAACGGAATTAAATCCAGACATGATTACCCACTTTCATAGAGACTGTTGTTCCGCCGCCACATGACGGCACAGTGCGCGGGTGAGGAATCGCACCCCACAAAACCCCACTAGGCCGCGCCATAGCCCACAGAGGGCTACAAGTCAGAACGGCAACCGTCCATCGTTGACGGCATCACGAACGGCACTCATGACGGCCTTAGCTATTTCAGCCTTATGGTGCGCCAATACGTCACCCTCGCCGATACCATCCAGCACACCGTCGAAATACATTTCGATAAACACGTCGTAAGCCGCGCGATCAATGGCATTCCTGACACGTTCCGAAAACATGTCATTCCATTTTTGCGTGTTGCCTATCTGCAACATCACTTCGTTAGCCACGTGTTCAATACCGCTCTCGATATCCTTATCCATTTTTTCAGTCCTCGCTTTCAGAATCATCCAGCTCGATATCGTGCATGCGCGCGATAAACTCGAAGTTCTCCCGCTGTTCGTCGCTGCTCAGGGCTTTGACCAATTCATTTAGAAAATCCTTGGCCCCCAGGGTTTCCAGCAGAACGTCATACATTTCATCGGTGGTCATTTCAATACTCCCTTTTTATTAGTTGGTTACATTAATTTTGATAGTGGTCGGCAATTTTTCTTTTAAGGTCAGCCAATGTGCGCGCCTTGATTTGCACGCCACGTTTTCCGTCGTGCCATTCTTCGTTAAAAACGTAGTCCCCACCCCAATCGGGTATAAATTTCACCACGTCGCCCACACGTTTGCCGTCAACCGTCACATACCGAAAATACCCGTCGTCAACGGTATTGCTGTATGCGCACGGCAACGTGGTCAGGCTCCGAACCTTTACGATTTTGACAGTCATTTTTTAACCTCCGCTTGTTTGTTGGTTACATTTGTAAAGCTGGACGCGTCACACGAGATTGACATAATCACGTATGACCGTATTCCAACCGGTATCCGACCAGACGCACGTATCAACCTTAGCCATAAGGCACGGTGGTAACGGGCCGAAAACGGTGGTGTCCCACAATGGCGTGCACACCACCTTGCAAGCATATCCGGTATTCGTCTCACCGTAGACGGTGACACGCCTCCGGCTTCCGCGAACGCGCGTGATCCGCACGTCTGTCGTGTAGTCGTTTGCAGTACCGAACAACGTGGATCGCATTGCCACAACGCGAAACGCGATAATAAGCGCATGACGCGCCATTGACTCCGCCGCCATGGTGCCGTGAAATTCAAGCATCGGCATTTCACGCACCCAAAGTTCCGGGGAGCAAGACGGTAGGGACTCACGCGCCGCAGTGAGACAGTCGCGCATTATGCGCACTTTCATATTCGTATCCATAATAAACCCCCTTAAGGTCTAGTGTTGATTGGTTAATTGCGTGCCACTAGAGGGTATCGCACCCCCTCATGGTCTAAACAGTGGCGAGAGGGGCGCAACCCTTGCGGATTACGCCCGTGAAGATTTTTATCGGCTAACACCACTCGCTACAGTGGTGCAGAGGTGCATACGCACCCCCTATAGACTTTTAATGTCCGCACAGTCCCCGATTTAAACATTCGTGACCAACCGCATAAAGCGGCTGACCGGCGCTAAGTATGTCTACTCGCAACCAGTCGTGCCGTGGCTTTATAAGCCTATGCCGCCAACCATGCTCACGCATGGCAAACATAGACATTGCCACCTATCTATCGGTCTATCCTCATTGGCGGTAGTCTCTCACACTACGCCAAACGTCGGCGGTACCCCCTTACGAGTTCTCGCGCTCTACATTGTTAATCAAGTTCACGTGCACTGCCTAGGCAAAATCGGCACTGCCAACCACGCCCACATAGTGGACATTATGCACACACCCCGAAAAACGCCGCCACCTAACCCCCTCCCAAAAAAAGGGGGTGAAGCTCAAACTACCGGCCTTCGGTAACACTCTTCATTTTTCAAGCACTCGCAACACTCACAGATAGGACACTGCACCTCAGCACAGCGCCCACCGTTCCACTCATGGCGGATTCGTAGTACACACATGTGCACCACCTGACCGTCTCAGGTCAGGCTATGCGGTGCCTAGGCACCTAACCGCCACGGCTTCATCTGCCGGTTACTACAGCCGGTTGCAAGTGGCGCGGTGTAGATACCGTGCCGACCTCACTAGGCTGACTGCCTAACCGGTTGATGGCTCCAGTATATATGCCCAGCTGGATATAATCAAATCAAGAAAACAGACCACGGCGAAACGTTGGAATAACGTCGTTCTATCGGCGTGTCTCAACATAGTAAGGGGGAGCGAAAACAGAAAAAGAGACATGATTACCACAAGAAAAAATAAAGTCAAGCAAGATACCAAAATACGGACAAAAAATATTGAGCAAGATAGATATAAATAATAAGGAGTACGACACAATAACGCGCATGCGTACAACTGTACGAACGAACATTTGTACCATCGAACAAACGTTCCAACCGGGGCTGGGGGGAGGGTCCTCCGGGTGTGCCTGTCAGGGCCGTCGGGTCAATGGTAGAAATAGTGCGCGCCGTCTGAAAAAGTCCGCGCATGAAACGTGACATGACAACGACGATGTTGGGTTCACATTGAAATCGTCTTCAGCATACCACGCGACACGCCGTATTCTACGCCGTTTTCATTGCAACGTTGATGCAACGTTAGGTATGAGTATGCTGTCGCATGTCGGAATGAATTTTGGAGGACGCATGGCGTCATTGTGGGTGTCATTCCGGCAAGCGGTTCGGTGGTGCTCCTTGTCTCTTGGTTAAGGATTCCGACCGTTGGGACGTTTGTGTTCATAAGGAGCACCGCTAGGGACAGTTGGCTGAGTCTGGTTTAAGGTAGTCGCTTCGAAAGCGACCGACTCTAACGGGTCCGGGAGTTCGAATCTCTCACTGTCCGCAGATGGCATCTTCCTAGGTAAGGTGCGATTCGGTTTCAAGTCCAATGCGAGAGGCTTGTTGGTACCGCCGTTTGATCTCGCACATGGTTCCTATCGCTCTTGTGGGAGTGTTAGTCGCGCATGGGTTTCTGGCTCTCTTGCCTATGCGTGGTGAGTTGCCGGTTCGAATCCGGCTGGGGACCCTTTGAGGGTGGATGAATCCCGGAATATAGTGTGTGTTTTTGGATTGTCCGTGAGATTTTGTTCATCCTCGTTTCTTATGCCGGTCCCATCCGGTGTCGCCTATATGGCTGCGCCATTTGTTTTTTGGGGCTGACTTGCAATCCTGTTGGCACAGCCTTTTGGTTGTCGGGTTCGATTCCCGAGGTTTGCTCTAGGTTTCACGGAGGTAGCTGTCCGTGAAACCGAAGGCATTGCTCGAACAGACAACATGGAACTTGTGGATGTCAAGAGGCTCCCTGCCTTAGTCAGGCGGTTGACGACCGAAGGGGAGGCACGGCCAAACGGGGCGCTAAACGACCACGTTCCTTGCCGTTGGTGGTAAAAGCCAGTCCACCATGCCGCTGTCATGCCAACTTGGACAATAACTAAGTTGGGTTTGGAATGTTGGCAGAGTGGTTTAATGCAACTGTCCCGAAAGCAGTCGCACTGTGAAGTGCCGGAGGTTCGAATCCTTCACATTCCGCGTTGGGGAAGTAGTACTACCCCCGAGGGCAAGTGCCTACCGCTGGTGTTGGCTTGTCTGGAGATGAAAGCGGCGGACGCTTCCGTTAACGGCGACTCGGTGGATGGTCACGCTTCATGGGTGTGACCATCCTCGCATATGGCATTGGTGCAACTGGATAGCATGACGGTCTCCAAAACCGTCGATGTTGGTTCGAGTCCAACATGCTGTGCTCAGCCTACCCACAGGTTGTGGGAAAGGTCTTCGGAGTCGTCTTGTGGCGGCTCTAGTTTCAGCTGACCCGCCTAGTCTGCGGGAACAGTCTCCTGAGTCGCTGTGGCGGCTCTTGCTTTTGGATGCTTGGCAGAGTGGCTTATTGCACCACCTTGCTAAGGTGGCGACCGGGAACGGTCCGGGGGTTCGACTCCCTCAGCATCCGCGCGCCGTGGCTGGCGGTAAAAAGCCATTTTTGCCATTGGATTTCCTTATGGCGGTTTGGGTTAGATGACGGGCGATCCCCATGTTTTTGGTGAGTGTTGGCGTGGGGATTGCCTGTTTTCTTTTGCTTTGGTGGCGGAATGGTAGACGCGGCGCACTCAAAATGCGTTGTCCTGTGACGTGAGGGTTCGATTCCCTCCTGAAGCACTGAGGAGTGGTGATGACCAACGATTGGAATAAGTCGCATCGTAAGGAACGGTTCAATCCTGGTTGGGAGCGGACGCGTCGTGAGGTGTTGGATTATTACGGGTGGCGTTGCCAGTATCCGGTGATCGGTGATGATGGCGTGTTGCGTCCGTGTGGCGCTCATGCGAATGAGGTCGATCATATCGTTCGTGCCGAGGATGGTCAGCCGGATGATGATTCTTGGGATAATCTTCAGGTTCTTTGCCGTGCGCATCATGCTTATAAGACTGGTTTGGAGTCGGCTGACGTGCGGCGAAGGAAGAGGGTTGAGCGTGAGGAGGCTCGTTGGTACAGGCATCCCGCGTTCGGTTAGCTGAGGGTGAGTGCAGTGTGAATGGGTGTGATGGGCCTGTTCATGCTCATGGGATGTGTAGGTCTCATTATGATCGTTGGCGGCGTAGTGGCAGTGGCGCCCGTAAGCGTCGTATGAGTCGTGCGTGTCTGGCGTGTGGCTCTTTTTTTGAGACTGAGCGTCGGGACAAGGCTTTTTGTTCGGCTCGTTGTCGTAAGCGTTTCCAGCGTTTGAAGGCTGAGGGTGCGGCTCCCAATCGTACTCCGCAGCCGTTGAAGTCGGTGTTGTGGGAGCCTCGGTCGAATGCCCATGTCGGGCGGCGGGGGAGTGTTCCTACTGGTTTTTGGACTGCCGAGGACGAGTGGAACGCGTGTTCTCATACGTGTCCGGTTTGTGAGTTGCCGCTTGACCGGTCGGTTGATGTTTTGAGTGATGATTTTCCGGTTGGCGCTTGGCGTGTGCCGTTGGAGCAGGGTGGTGAAAACTCGTTGGCTAATCGGATTGTCGTTCATCGCAGGTGCGCGTAGTGCCGTAAAGGGCTTCGCGCTTGTCGTCCCGTAATGGGGCTTTGCGGGGAGTGATGTTATGGGCAGGAAGACGAGTGATTCCGGTAATCAGGTTTTGGAGATTCCTGATGGGAAGTTGGGGCCTGATTTGCCTCCGGCTAACCAGATTTTCCCCAAGGGTGGGGAGTGGTTGCCGTTGGTTGCTCATTGGTATGAGGAGTATCGGCGTAGTCCGAATGCTTCGATGTTGCGTTCGGCTCCTTCCTGGATGGCTGTCCAGTTAGGTTTCGCGACGATCAATGAGATGCTTTCGACTCGTCGTTATGCGACGTTGATGCCGGTCGTGCGCCAGTTGTTTGACGAGTTGGGTTGGACTCCGGCTTCGATGCGTGCGTTGAAGTTCGATGTGCCGGAGGCTGACGACCATGCCGCTTCGGATGGTTCGAATCATGCTGTGATTCAGGATATCGATGCTTGGCGTCGCAAGATCGAGGCGGCTGGCTGACATGCATTTGATGATTCCTAACCTGACTTATGAGGATAGGCGTAGGAGTCTTGGACGTTTGGCGTTGTGGTGGGTTGAGACGTTCAGTCTCATAGGTCGCGGTGGTGCGACCGGTAAGCCTGTCACTCATAGTCCTGAGTATATCCAGTTCTATTTGAACGCCTATGCGTTGAAGCCGGATGGTCGGCGCAGGTTCAATCGTGTGAGCTTGTGGCGTCCGAAGGGTTGCAACAAGAGTGGCTTGGGTAATGATCTGGCCTTGTTCGAGGCTTTTGGCCCGTGTCGTTTCGACCATTGGGCTAAGCCGGGTGAGACGTATACGTTTCTTGGTCAGACTTACTATTATCTGCCGGGTGAGCCTGTTGGCCGTCCTGTCCAGCGTCCTGAGATTCTGTGTTTGGCTACGTCCGAGGACCAGTCGGGCAATATCTTCGATTCGATTTACTATAACTGCACTTCCGGCCCGTTGGCCCAGTTGCAGGGTTTCGGCATGGAGGTCACGAAGACCCGTATCGGCTTGCCGGAGGGTGGGGAGATTATTCCCACGACTTCCGGTGATGCGTCGAAGGATGGTGGTCTTGAGACTTTCGCGTTGATGGATGAGGTGCATCTGTATACGCTGCCGAAGCATCATTCGATGTATAAGACGGTTCAGCGTAATCTTCCGAAGCGTTCGTTGGATGCCGACCCTTGGGTGTTGGAGATGACGACGTATTTCCGTCCGGGTCAGAACAGTGTGGCGGAGAACACGTTGAAGATCGCGGAGGATATTCAGGCTGGCCGTTCCAAGCATTATAAGGGCTTGTATTTCGACTATCGGTATTCGACGCTTCCTATCGAGGATTTTCCTGATGAGAAGAAGCTTGAGCACGCGTTGTATGAGTCGTATGGTTCCGCCGCCCATTCGGATGATGGTAAGGATTACATCATTCTTCCTGATGGGCGTATCGAGGCCGTTGATGCCGATGGCTATTCGGTTGAGGGGTTCTCGCTTCGTGATGATGGCGTCGAGCCGGGACCGTCGAAGGATGGTTGGGTTGACATTCATGGTCTGATGGGGCAGATTTACCAGCCTGATTCGGACCCGAATGATTCGATTCGTTATTATTTGAACTCTCGTGCGTCGAGTGAGGATTCGTGGCTTACGGAGCCTGCGATCCAATCGCATTTGGCTTACAGGGATTTGTATGGCCGTGCTGTCGGCTCGTCGTCTCGTTTGGATGGGGTCTGGAAGGATTTCATTGACGAGGATGAGGAGATCACGCTTGGGTTCGATGGTTCGATTCGTAATGATTCGACCGCGTTGGTTGGTTGTCGCGTGTCCGATGGTTTGCTGTTTCTTATCAAGTTGCAGCAGCGGCCTGATAATGCGGACCCTGATTGGCGTGTTGACCGTGATGGTTTCGATGCCGCCGTGCGTCGTATGTTCGAGAATTACAATGTCATCGGCTGTTTCGCTGATGCGCATTTCTTCGAGTCGATGATTGGCGGCTGGGAGGCTGAGTATGGGCGTGGCATGAAGGTGTATGCCCGTGGTCAGTCTTCGATGATGAAGTTTTGGACGAATAACTGGTCGCAGGATATGTATCGTGCGTTGCAGTGCGCTCATTCGTCGTTTGAGTATGCTCCCGAGCCTGTCGAGGAAGGGGAGCCTGACCCGAATAATATTCTTTTGTGTGCCGACCCGCGTCTTGTGTCGCATTTCCGTAACGCGAAGCGGCGTGAGAAGAGTTGGGGTTATCAGATTCATAAGGAGACGCCTAAGAGTCCGCACAAGATTGATGCGTGCATGGCTGGCGTTTTGGCTTATGCGGCGCGTGAGAAGTATTTGGGCCAGTTCGAGGATGATACTCCGCAGCGGGTGATGCCGCAGCGGGTCTGGTGATTTTGGGGTGTTCGTATGGCTTCCACATCTTCTAATATGCAGAGTCTTGTTACTGGTGATGACGAGCCTGATGGTGATGGTCTGGCGTTGACGCGTCTTGCGACGCGTTTGCAGAATCGTATTCCTGACCTGTGTGTGTTGAAGACGTTTTATGACGGTCGTGAGACGGTTCCGTTGCAGTCCGTGCCGAAGGCGGCGACCACTACGGCCAGTGCCGTGTATAGGCGTTTTGTGGATATCTGCCCGTTGAATCTGGCTCATACGATTGCGGATGCGGTAATCACGTCGCAGCATCCTACCGGTTTTCGTCTTGTCGCCGATAAGACGATGCGGAGCACGGATGCGGATGACATGTGGGATAAGTGCGGCATGGATGTCCGTTCGTTGAACATGTTCATGGATGCGGCGATTTATGGTGCCGCGTATGCGATGGTTCTCGGCAAGGAGAATCCTTCGTATATCCAACGGTTGAGTCCGTGGAGCACGGTTGTGTCCGACGACAAGGATTCGGCTGTGGTGTATGGGTGGTCCGAGGAAGAGCAGATCGAACGGTTGACTTTGTATCGCATCGTCCGTAACGATGACGGTGAGATTCAGAGCGTCTATTCGCGTACCGCGAAGCATGAGGTCAAGTCGCGCACGTTGCCTTCCGATTCGGTCGATGACGAGGATACCGTGTATGACCTTGCCAACGACGATTCGAAGAAGCGTCCAGAGTTCGAGGCGCAGTTCGAGTGGGAGGGCCAGTCTTCCGGCGATGATTGGAAGTTCGCCATTGATTGCGGGTGCCTTCCTATCGTGCAGTTGACCACTCCTAACGGCAAGGGCCAGTTCGAGGCTTCCTTGAAGACGTTGAGGTCCATCGACCAGCAGCGTTTTCAACGGTTCTGCATTCAGGAGATGCAGGCGTTCAAGCAGCGTTGGGTGTCGGGCGACATGCCTGAGTATTACCAGAAGAGCGACCCTGCGGTCAAGGCCGGTAAGGCTCAGGCCGGTGACAAGATCGACTATTCGGAACTGTTCGAGATGGGTCCCGCCGCGTTGTGGCTGCTTCCAGCCGATGCGAAGATTGGCGAATCGTCCATTACGGATATCACGCCGATTGTGAATGCGGCCGCGTCCGATGTGAAGCTTCTGGCAGGTGCCACTGGCACTCCGTTGTCGATTCTTTCTCCTGATGTGGCTGGTTCCGCCGAGGGTGCGAAGCTGACGACCCGTATGCTGCGGTTGAAGGTCCGCGACATGAACATGAGGGCCAATGACGCTTTCGTGCTCCTGTTGAAGATGGCGTTGACCGCTTCCGGCAGTAATGCTTCGGAGGAGCGTTTCGAGACGACTTGGGAGCCGTTGGAGCTTCCGTCCGAGTTGGAGCAGTGTCAGGCGGCGGCTCAGGTGAAGGGTGTTCTTCCGTTGAAGACCATCGCCCGCCGTTATCTGCATATGACCGAGACGGAGATCGCGGAGATGATTCAGGATGCCCAGGATACGAGTTTCCTGAATGCCATGGCGCGGCAGAACGCGGCTTTGGATTCGTCGGCGAAGCAGACGGATGCGACGATGAATGATTCGTATCTGGGTGACGGGTCCGGTTTGGATTCGTTCTCCACCGGCTCTGGATCGGATTCGATGTCGTCCGATGGGTCGTCGTCGGATGATTCGTCCGACGTTATGGGGGTCTGATGGCCGATAGCGCGTTGGTTGCCGTTCAGGCGTTGGATGACCAGCGGTTGAAGCTGGTTGACGAGTTCGTCCGCAGGGCTTGGAACATGTGGCGTAGCCTGACTCCTTCAGACTGGTGGAATGATGCGGTGGCCGAGGGCGCTGCGGCTTATGTGACGCAGCAGCATATCGCGTTCGTGAAGGCGATGCGCCAGCAGGGCATCTCGTATGCGGATACGATGCTTCGTTTGGCCGGTGTGAACGGTTTGGGTGAGATTCCCCAATATGAGGTCGTCCGTGCGAATACGGACCCGTGGCAGGTCGCCATGAGGGTCGCGGACGAGTATCGTACTCAGGCTGTGAAGAATCCTGGGATTCGACCGGCGACGTGGGATGAGATTCTGAAGGATGCCGACCAGTCCGCCGCCAACCATGTGAAGGCTTGGCTGATGTCCGCGAAAATCCAGTTGGAGAACAATGCGGTCACTGACGGGTATGTGACGCAGAATCGTGCCATCCAGTCGCGTTACAGGAGTTCCGGTGTCGAACGTTACAGGCGTGTCATCCATCCTGAATTGTCGAAGACGGGTTCCTGTGGCCTGTGCGTCGTAGCCGCCACGAACACGTTCACGAGGGCTGATTTGATGCCCATGCACAATCGTTGCAAGTGTACGGTGGCTCCAATCGTCGGTTCGAACGACCCCGGGTTGAAATTGAACTCGGATGATCTGATGACGATATACAAGGCCGCTGGCAAAACGGCTGGCCGTGATTATTCCACGAGCGCGACGGATTTGACGAAGCTTCGTGTGAAGGTCGTCAATAATAGCGAGCTTGGGCCTGTGCTTCTTCGCAAGGATGCTCCGGTGAACTCGAATGCGCCGGAATGGCGTTTGCCCGACATGAGGATGACCCGCGCCCAGATGGAGCGTATGTGCGCTCGTGCGACCGAGTTCAATTCCCGGTACAAGGAGTTGTTGGACGGGGATAAGGATTCGGTTCGATTCCGTTTCGATGGGCGTTCATATGAGTTCAAAAAGACAGTCCACACTAAACAGGCTTGGCAGTATGTGCGGAGCCTGTTGGCTTATTCTCGCGGTTTTTTGGGACTGGCCGCTTAAATATTAAGGAGATTGGGTCTTATGGCCTCTCAGGATAATGAAGTCGAATCCGAAAAGGACAAGACTGTTGGACAGGCCGGAACGGTCGAGGATTCCGTGAAGGATGCTCAGACCACTCCGGTTGACGAACCCGCCGTCGAGCATGACGCTCCGGCTGATGATAAGGGTTCCGATGATTCTTCCAAGCCGTCCGATAATGACGAGCTTGCCAAATGGAAGGCTATGAGCCGTAAGAACGAGGACCGTGCTTCGGCCAACTATAAGGCTTTCCAGTCCGCTGATGCGGAGCTTAAGGCCGCGAAGACGCAGATTGCGCGTCTTGAGGCCAAGGCCAAGTATCCGCAGATCACGGACGCCGTTCTTTCCGACCTCTGCCCCGCAACGGAGCCGGAGGCCATCGCGTCGTGGGCTGAGAAGTATGCGGCGTACAACCCGATTGACACTTCCAAGGTGGAGAGGAAACCGCAGCAGACCGAGGATGCTCTGGCACGCAAGGTAGCCATGCAGGCCGAGTTCCCGTCCGGCACCTCGCATCCGAAACGTCAGCCGGGCGACGCTTACAAGCGTGTGATGGAACGTCAGAAGGCACGTAAGCGCAGCAAGTAGTTTCCTACTGATTCTTTGAAAGGATTGAGCGTATGACTCAAGAGATGGTTCATTCCTCCGGTATCGTCACCGTTGAGGAGGACAATTCCTGGCGTTATGGCGAGAAGAACACCAATGATTCGGTGTCCGTCACCATCGTGCCGGAATTGTTCAAGACCGCAGACAACAAGTATCTGACCGGTGTCGGCCCGAAGGCCACGACCGTTTACATTCGTTCCGGTATTCCGCTGGCGAAGATCACTTCCGGCGCGAACGTCGGCTCGTATGGTCCGTATGACAAGCAGGCCACCGATGGCCGTCAGACCAAGATCGCCGGTCTGCTTGAATCCATGGTGTCCGTGAACATCAACCTGTCCGGCTGGGATTTGGACGACCCGACTGTCGGCATGACCTATCGTGGCGACATCGTGGCCTCGAATCTTCCGGTGAAGCCGGAGGCTGGTGCCGTGTGGGGCGGCGAGTTCTACGACGTTGAGGATGACGTTGTGAAGCCGTTGTCCGCTTCGGCCGGCGCGGCTGGCACTCCGGGTCCGGCTGGCAAGGATGGTGCGACCATCACCAAGATCGAATTGACTCAGGACCCGTCGTCCAAGGCCATCACCGCTGGCAAGGCCACTTTGTCCAACGGACAGACCGTGAACATCACGATTTCCTGATTGACGGTCACTTAACCTCTAAAAATTTTGTGAAACCCACCCATCGCGGTGGGTTTTTGCGTATCTAAGGAGTTTTTCTTGGCTATTGACAAGACCATCATCCCGCCGTCCGAGGCGACCGAGGTCGCTCAGGCGGGACATGATTACGTGAACGGCATCCTGCCGTTGTCGAATATTTTCCCGGTCACTTCCAATGGTGGTGATTGGACCGCTTCTTGGACCCCGGTCATTCCGAAGTCCAAGACCCGTGCGATGAAGCATCGTGCGTTGGACGCCGAGATCGGGCACACCAAGTCCGAGACCTCGACCGCCGAGATTCATACCGGCCTGTTGCCGTTGTCCGGTATGGACCATATTTCCGAGCGTGATATCGCCAAGCATCAGGACGATACCGCATATATCCACGATCAGGCCGAGGCGAAGTTCGAGGCTCTGGGCCAGCAGGCCGGTGTGACCGAGGAGTTGGAGCGTTTGCAGTGCTTGGTGACCGGCAAGGTGGTCATCAAGGAGAACGGCGTCGATGTGACGTATTCGTTCAAGCGTCCGGGCAACCAGCAGGATGTGAAGCCTACCACCACTTGGGACAACGACAAGTCGAACCCGTGCGACGACATCGAGGCTTGGGTGAAGATCATGCGCAAGGCTTATGGTCGCAAGCCGCACGCGGTCGCCACCACCGGTGTGGTCATCGATGCCATGCGCACCAACGAGTTCTTCCGTACTCAGGTGTCCGGCATGGATTTGGAGCATTCCAAGACCAGGCTGTCCCGTCAGGAGGTGTTGGATGTGCTTCGTGCGCAGTCCGGCATCACCGATGTGCTTCTGGTCGATGAGGCTTACGAGGATTTGAAGCTCGACAACACCTTCGATATGGATGCCGATGTCTCCACCGCGTTCCCGGATAAGACGTTCGTTCTGCTTCCGTCGTTCAACGATTCGTCGTTGGGTGCCACCCTGTCCGGTCCTACCGCAGAGGCCCAGAACTCGGAGTATGAGATCAACAAGAGCGTGAACGATGGTCTTATCGGCGCTATGTTGTCGCATCAGGCTCCGTTGAACTACGACATTTGGGTCAACGGCAATTATCTGCCGATTCTGAAGGAGGCCGTCTCGACCTTCAAGGCGGACGTGCTGGGCAAGTAGCCCTCTTGAAGCTTAGGGGGTTTCGCTGATGTCGAATGGTGTTACCGATGCCGTCGATTGGGTGGAATGCTTGGAGCTTCATTGCCTTCCCGACGCCGACGTGTTGAAACGGTATCCGAACGCTTGGCTCACGTACATGTGCCATCGTGCGGAGACCGTGGCATCCACTTCGAGCACGAACTGCTTGCCACGGTTGAAGTCCGGCGACCTTGATCTTGAGGATTACGAGTTCGTCATCTGTTCGATGGTGTGGCGTGTCATCCGCTATTCGGATATCAAGACCGAATCGAACGGCACGTACCAGTTCACGCGTTTCGACCCGCAGGATAATCCGCCCGGCAAGGATGCGTCTCCGAATCTGTATCTGTCGAAAAGGGAGAAGCAGATTCTGGATGGCTATGCGTCCGGGCGTGGTCCTATCGGCACTGTTGGCGTCGGTGTGAACCGTATTTATGGAATGTGATGCCTATGTCTCGTGAAACATGGGATTTGGGTCATCCTTACGATAAGTCCGGCTCCGATGTCGTTGTGGAGCATCCTTACGAAGAGGTCATTGTTCCTTGGGTGAAGCCTGATTCGATTCTGTATCGGGACAAGGTGATCGTCGTGCTGTACACGGTCCGTCGTGGGCCGCATGGGACGACGTATGTTCCCGGGAAGGCTTACTGGTGCTGGTGTTCCGTCGAGGGCCGCGAGCAGCAGGCTGGCATGTTTTCGATTTCCGGTGCCGAGGATAAGTCGCCGCAGACTTGGGGTGGTTTGCGTGAGGTCACGCCGTCTCAGGTCGTTGCCGTGGAATGGCATGGCGATATCCATACGGAGGTCTGGTATCAGGGCGACTGCTATGACGTTGACGGCGCTCCGACGTTCCGTCAGCATGGCGAGATTCCCCACTATGAGATGCATATCCGGCGTAACGCCGACTATTCGCAGATTCCGGTGGGGTTGCGTCCGAAACCTCCTGAACCGGACCCTGACGACCATGTGTGGGGTGAGGCCGATGGCAAGAGTTTTCATTGACCGTGACCTGAGCACGAAGGTGGCTGAATGGTTCGGTCCGCAGGCCACGTCGGAGAAGGCCGACGAGGTGCTTGCGGATGCGAGGATGCTCGCCGCCGCGCGTGCGGTTGGCCGTGACCCGGGTATTCCGGTCGCCAAGGATTTGAGTCTTGAGAAACGCTACCACGGCATCGACACGGATGTGTGTCTTGATGTCGAGGGTCGTGACGGGTCGAACGTGGCCGTCGAACACGAGTGGGGCGCTTGGAACGAGCAGCGTCACCGTTGGGTCGAGGGACATCATGTGATGCGTGACGCTGCCCGTATGAACGGTGGTGTCTGATGCCGCTGATTCAACCCGACTACGAGCGTTACCCGCAGGAACGTCCGATGGTCGATTTCGATTCGCTCGTGTACACGCTTCTCGCGGCTGGGTTCACCGGCAACCCGGACTGGCCCGACGTGCATGTGCTCAACGAGATCGATGTCGATGTGGACACTTGGGCGTCGTTCTCGAACATCGTACTGTTCCATACGAACGCGCCGACCATGGCGACCGGCAATCATTCGACCGGCGTGTGGGATTGCGACATCGACATCATCGTCGCCACGAACGATGCGGACCGTTCCTTCCGCTTGGCGCAGGAAGTGTACCAGCAGATCACGCAATGGCCGCGTTACGGGCGTACCGATTCGGGTCGTGTCATTCGGATTGTGGGCAATCCCGGTTTCGGCAAAAGCGCTGGCGGCAAGCAGGCCACCGGCAAGAAGGTGAAGCAGTATTCCGCTTCCTCGTTCACCGTCCGCGCGGAGGATTCGCTTCGCGCCGGATGATTTTCCGTTTTCTGTTTTTCGTTTTCAAGCCTCGCCTCGTGCGGGGCTTTTTTTATAAGGAGATATGAGATGGCGTTTAATGATGACGCGACTCTGATTGCCACTTACGGCACTTTGTTCTACGCTCCGGTCGGCACTCCGCTGCCGAAGGATGGTGCCAAGGCGTTCAAGCTGAACGCTGACACCGTGAAGGTGGACACCGCCGCTACCGGCACACCGGGCGCCAATCAGGTGTGGACCAATCTGGGGCATACTTCCGCCGACAACAAGATTTCGTTCTCGTTCGACGGCGGCGACGCGACCACGCATAATTCGTGGGCGCGTAAGAACCTGCGTACCACCTACGCCGATTCGACCTGCACCATCACCGCGAAGTCGTTGCAGTTGGATGGCGACACTCTGAAGCTGATCTACAACGGCACCGACGAGGATGGCGGCGTTGGTGTGGACATCACCAAGAAGCCACAGACGTTCAGCCTGTTCCTGTTGGCTCAGGAGTCCGCCGACGATGATTCGGACATCCGTTTCGGCGCTTTGTTCCGCAAGGTTTCCGTGACCTTCGATGGTGGTCCTGATTTCTCGGGCGATGATTTCGTGGAGCAGGGCATGACCGGCGAGGTCGAGTCCGTCGCCGGCAAGAAGCCGATTGTGTTCTTCGAGGCTTCGAAGATGAAGCAGTCCTGATTCGGACTGTTCCAGTCTTCGTATTGACGCCGGACCCCTGTTTCTCCTATCCGGGGGTTCCGGTCTTTTCCCGTTCTTCATTGACGGAAGATAGGAGATTTTCAACGCTTTTCAGATAGGAGAAAACATGGTTGACGAGACTGTTGAAGAGAACACCGATGCGGAAGCCGACGAGTTCCGCATCCCTGAGACGTGGGCGGAGATGTGCGAGAACGAGCCGCTGTTCTCGCTTCTGCCGGAGCTGGCTCCCGCCGAACGTCTCTCGTTCAAGGAGTCGGCCGAACTGCGCAAACTGTCCGGCATGGCCGGTTTCACGCTCAACGCCGGCATCAACGGCCCGGAGGCCAAGTCTTTGGACGACATCGAGGCGAAGATCGACGAGCGTATGGAGTTCGTCGGCACGGCTTTGGATTGGGTCAAGTCGCTGACCGACGAGCCGGACAAAGTTGACGAGTGGACTACGGGCATCGGATTGGATGAACTGTTCTGGCTCACCGAAGCGATTCTCATGTTCTACACGGACCAACTGGGAAAATCGCTCGTTTCGAAGCGCAAGTCCGCGGCCACCCGGTCGAACTGACTTCCGACTTCCAACGTTTCTATGGTCTGGACATAACCGGCGCGAGGCTGAATCCCACCCGCGCCGAACGCCTCACGGCGGGGCTGATGGCGATGCCAGACAGCCTGTACAGGGCGCGGATATTGGAGGATGAGCCTCCAACCGCGTCCGATGAGTCCAAGCCGGACAAGCCGACCGTACTGCCGTGGCTTGGATGGGATTCGAAGACGATGGTCGCCGTTGACGTTCGCAACATGATGAACGCGGTGATTACCGCCAAATACGGGGGCAAGAATGCCAAACCGCATCCATTGCTCCCTCCCGGCGCTGACAAAGAGCCGCCTCGCCGGGAGAACGAAGGTACTGCCGAGAACTTCGAACACATGTTCGCGAAGTTCCACATGACCTGATTTTGAACAAACCCCCACATTCCCGTGGGGGTTTTCTATTTCCTTTTTTCTTTCTGGGGGTTGCTTATGGTGGGCGAACATCGCGCCGGTACAGTTGTCGTTCGTGTCACTGCGGATACGAAGGGTTTCCGCCGTCAAGTCGAGGAGGCCGCACGCGGAATAAGCGACCTCGACGTGAACGCGGTATTCGAACCGGACACCGCCAGTCTTGAACGCGCCTACCGCGAATGGAACGGCAAGAACGCCTCCATACAATTCAATTTCAAACCCGACACGAAGAACCTCGACCCGTGGATGAAACGGTTCGAACAGCAGGAGGAGCGTCTTCGTCGCGGACTCTCGCTCAAACCGGACTTCGATTCGTCCAAATTGAGCCGTGGCCTGTCCGAGTTCAATTCACGCACCAACACGGCCCTCCGTGGCAACGGGCTGCTGAACTCGAAGCTGATCGAAAAGAACCTCGACCAGACAGTCAAGGCATTCGACGCCAAAGGCCGCGAGATTGCCGACACATCCTTCTTCAAAAAGTCGGCCCTCCAAAAAACCGAACAGCTTTCGTTCGCGACAAGCCTCGACAAGACCGTCGATAAGTACCGCGAGAAGAAGATGGACCTGTACCAGCAGGTCCGTGGACTCATCAAAGGCAACGAACACCTCTCCAACGAGCAGATACGCCAATTCGAGAAACTGTCCAACCGAATCGTCAAAACACGCAACGACATTCGCGGACTGAAAGGCGACCTCGCAAAAGCCACCCGCGAAGTCGAACGCCTCGATGCGCAACGCCTTGAGATGAAAGCCCAAAAGCTCCCGACATCCGACCTATGGAAACAGGAACGCGAAGCCGCGAAGCAGGTCACAGCAGCCAACAAGGCGCTCGCCGGTCAGGAGAAGGAGCTTGGCAGGCTCCGTAAGGCGCAGTCGTCGCTTGTGGACATCGCGTCCGATGGCGATGCGAAGCGTGTATCGAAGATGACCCGTCAGGTGCGTGCTCTTGAGGAGAGCATCGTCACCGCTGGCAATTCGCTGTCGAATTTCTCCAAGGCCCGTGACACGGCTTTGGGACTGCATCAGAAGCAGGAGACGTATGCCGACTGGTTCAAGGGCCAGCAGGCCGCGTCGTCGCATTTCGCGAAGGAGATCGAGGCGCAGCAGGCCGAGATGGCCCGCGAGTCGAAGAAGACTAGGGACGAGTGGTCCCGTCCGGTTGACTCCACGGCCATCGCCCGCGAGCAGTTCGCGGAGTCGCGGCGTGAGGCCGAGAACCTTATCGACACGTATCGTGGCGTGCGCAAGGAGCTTGAGTCCGACGTGTCCGCCATGAAGCGGAACAACCGGAACTGGTTCGACCTTGACGAGTACAAGCGTACCGTCAAGATGCTTGATGAGATCGACGACCGTATTGAGAAGCTGAAGAAGAGTCCGGTCACGAAGGCGACCCGTCTTGAGGGTTCCGCTTTCCAGAAGCGTCTCGCCGACCTGTATTCGATGAACGGCGTCCGTAACCGTCAGGATATCCGTCTGCGGTTCGTCGCTGAGAATCTGCGTGAGGTCAAGTCGAAGATCGAGGCGTTCAAGCGTCGCGGCGTCGATGTTCCGGTCACGTTGAAGGCCGAACTGCGGGAGATGTACCGGCAGCTGGCCTATTACCAGCGTCTTCTGAAGGATAATCCGAAGGCGCGGGTGAAGGTCGATGTCGAAGGTGATTTCGCCCGTCTGAACCGTGATATCGAACGGTTCGAGTCGCAGCGTGTGAAGGTCGAGTTCTACGAGGATGGCGCTGACGAGATACGTCGCACCATGCGGGAGCTTGAGCATAAGAGGCTTGATGTTCCGGTCACGTTGAAGGCCGAGTATTCGAACGTCGAAGCTGAGATGCGCCGGTATGCGGAGAAGCTGAAGTCCAATCCTGATGCGGAGATTCCGGCGAAGCTCCATATCGACAAGAAGCACGCCGAGGAGGAGCTGAAGAGGTTCCAGGACAAGAACGACACCCTTGATATGGATGTCGATCTTGAGACCGCTTTGGCCCGCGCACATCTCGCTTACTTCACGAGACCGCGCACGGTTGATATTTTCGCGGAGTTCAAGGGCACCGATCTCGGCAAGATCATGAAGGGCATGACCGCTGGCGCTACGGGTGTCCGTGGCGTGCAGAACGAGTGGCAGAAGCTCGTCAACATGTTCGACAGGTTCGATGAGGTCGTGCCGAAGTGGAGTCTGCTGGGCGCGGTGTTCGCGTCTGTTGGCGCTGGCGCGTTGAACTTGTCTCGCACGGTCGGCAGTGCCGGCGCTTCTCTGGTGATGATGAGCAAGGCGGCTTTGGCCGCTCCGGGCGCTTTGCTCGGGTTGGCCGCGGGCTATGAGGTCGCGTATGCGGCGGCGAACAAGTTGGGCGCATATGTGGATGTGTCCACCACGAAGCTTGGTGGATTGCATGACAAGCTTGCTGACACGTTCTGGAAGCAGGCCGCGAAGCCCATCACCGATATAATGAACGCGCTCGGGGATAGCAAGTACGTCGAGAACATGAACGGCGTGGCTGACGCTGAGGGGCGTATCGTCGCCAATGCGGCGCGTGTCGTCGCGCAGGAACCGTATGTGGCTCGTATCAATTCGATTCTTGGCAATACGGTCAAGGGCGTGAACGCGCTTGACCCGGGTGTTCAGGCTGTCACCGCTTCCGTTGTGAGGCTTGGCGATAGGACCAGCTCGTATCTGCCGCGCATGGCTAACTATGTGAGTCGTAGCGCGACGCTGATGGCGCAGTGGGTTGATGAGGCGGAGCGTACCGGCAAGGTCACTCAGGCTATGGAGAAGGCCATCGAGCAGGGTGGTTATCTCATGTCGAGCGTCAAGTCGCTTGGTGGTATTCTCAAGGGCACGTTCGGCACGCTGGCCGAGGGCGAGAATGGCATCGAGAAGTTCGCTTCCCAGTTGGAGCGTGCTGACAGGGCCGTGAACGGCGTGAAGTTCCAAACCACGTTGACCGCGTGGGCCGACGGGGCGAAGCAGGCTTCGGGCAAGTTCCATGATTCGTTCCGTGAAATCGGGGACGCGGCTTATGAGCTGCGGGATACGACGAAGCAGGTGTTCGTTGACGCCGGTTCCCTGGTGTCAACCGGCATCGGCTCGATGAGCAGTATGCTTGGCAAGTCGAAGACCGGTATCGCGGATTTCAGCAACGGCGTGTCAGATGGATTCCAGAAGGTGTTCCGTGCCGTTGATTCCGCCGCTCCGGCGTTCGATAGTCTGCTGTCGATGGTCGGCGAATTGTCCGACACGTTCGGTGGAACGTTGGGGAACACGTTGAAGTCGGCGGCTCCGACGATCAAGGTGATGGCCGATGGTGCTTCCGCCATGGCCCAGGCTTTCGGCAAGCTGCCTGCGCCCGTTCAGGCGATGGTCGGCATGTATGCGACGTTCGGAAAGGCCGGCATCGGCGCTTACAATTCGTTGAAGCGTGGCATGTTGCAGAACATCGAATCCACGTTGCAGTATCGGAAGACTTTGCGCCAGTTGGGCATCACCTCGCAGGAGACTGCGATCAGTATGAGCGAGCTGGTTCGGGCTATGGCTCGTCTGAAGTCCGGCCAGACGGCTGGCGTGCTGACCGGCGAGGTTTCGAATATCCGCCAGATGGGAGCCGCAGCCGACGAGACCACTGCGAAGCTGAATCGTATGAATCGTGCGCAGGCTGGCGGTTCCGCCGTCGCTGGCGTCGCCGCTGGCGCTGGTTCCACCGGCTTGGTTCGTGGTATCGGCGAGGCGGCTGAGGGAGCCACCCGCAAGACTGGTTTGCTGAAGACCGCTCTGAGTGGCGTGGTCGATTTCCTTGGCGGGCCTGTTGGCATCGCCATTGGCGGCGCGACCACGGCGTTGAGCCTGGCGGGCAGTGCGATCAGCTCGTACAATGATGCCGCCGCGCACACGCAGACGGTGAACCGGACCGTCGCCGACTCGTTCAAGAACGTTCAAAGCGGCGCGGCGGACGCTTCCACGGCTGTTTCCAAAGCCAAGAAAACCGTTTCGAAGAATTGGACCGACAATGATTACGGTTGGAAGCTTCCGAACGGCAATGCCATCGAGAAGCTTTTTAGCGGTGTCACGAAGTCGATAAGCCCGTTCAAGAACGCCTCCGATGCAGCCGATACTCTTGGCATCAGCGTCAAACAATTGAATTCCGCCGCGACCGGAACGAACGACGCCTATGACAAGATGCACAAGAAGCTTGAGACCATCAAGAACGACCAGCAGTGGGTCATGGGCGCGAACGGCCAGATGGTGAACGCCAACGAACAGCAGGCCGAAGCCGCCGAACGTCTGCTCGGCGTACTTGAGGACTCCCACACCGAATGGGTAAAAGGCATGAAGGTGGCATCCGATTGGATCGGCAGCGCCGATAGCGTCGCCAACGTTTCGGCATTGGCCGCCGACAAGCTCAACCTGCTGTCCGAATCCCTCGCAGCCAACAACTACGAACTGGAAGGCAACAGCAAAAACGCCCAGACCAACCGCAAGATGATGGCCGATTACGCAGACAGCGCTTTACTGGCCGCAAAGAACATCATCTACGCGGGCAACGGCAGCGCCGAAGCGAACCAGAAAGCCAAGAACGCCGTCTATTCCGCACGTCAGGAAATCATTCAGATGGCCGAACAATGCGGCATGTCAGCCGAAGCCGCCGCCGCGCTCGCCGACCAGATGGGTCTTATTCCCGATAACGTGTCCACGAAGTTCGATCTGACGAACATGGATTCGGTGAAGGCTCAGGTTCAGGATTATATCGATCAGCTTGAGTTGACCAAAGGTCAGAAGGAAATCATTCTTGATCTCGTCCAACAGGGTGATATAACGAGTTTCGACCAGTTGGCCGGTGCTGTGAAGGCGCTCATGGGCGGTGCGAACGAGAAGGATTTGATGATTCTTCTTGACGCTCAGGATAACGCTTCGGATAAGATCAAGAACGCTACGGCTTTGGCCAAGGGGTTCGGTCTTACTAAGGCTGAGATCAATATTCTCGCCAAGGATGAGGCTGGCCCGAAGTTGGATGCCGTCAAGCAGAAGCTTCGTGCCAGTGGGTTGACCGACGCTCAGATTCAGATTCTCATCGACGCTTTGGATAAGACGCAATCCGGTGTTGATAGTGCGAAGAATAATCTGCATACCATCGAGCAGACGCCTGTGGATGTTCCTATTACAGCAGCCGATAATACGCAGGGCGGTGTCGCTAGCGCGCAGTTTTCGGTGAACAGTGTCCGTCAGGGTGTTCCAACGCTGATCGACGCTGTTGATAGGGCTAGTGTTATAGCGCAGATAGCGAAGGGCAATATTGAGAATGTGCCTCGTAATTGGCCTACGCTTTTCGCTGGTATCGGCAATACGTCTGCTGTGGCGGTTGATGCGAAAAACCAGATTGTCTCCGTGCCTACATGGTGGGGAAGTCGTCTTGACGCTTCCACGACCGGATATGATGCTGTTGCAGGTCTCGCCGGACAGTGGAATAGCATTCAAAGCAAGAGCGTGACGCTTGATGCGTCTGTTGTCGCTAGGGGTATTGCGAATGCTGGCCATAAGGCTACTGGTGGCCGTATCAGCGGGCCGGGTACTGGAACGTCTGATTCGATTCCAATGTGGCTGTCAACTGGCGAGCATGTTATTCGTGCCGCTGCGGCGAGCAAGCTTGACCGTACTGTCGGCCCGAATTTCCTGAACGTGTTGAACGCGACCGGTGATCTGAACAGGGCGGTGTCGCAGGCCCGCACGTCGTATGCGCGTAGTGCGGTTGATATGAGTCGTAGCGCGTATGCGTCTGGCGGTCGTGTGGAGAAGATGATGTCCGGCGCAATCGAAGTCAACGTTCAGATGCCTGCGAATACGGGTACGACGGTTAATCAGACGTTCAACACGAAGGTCGTCAGGTCGAATGATGACTTGTATACAGCGGCCCCGATCCTGCATAGGAACGCTTTGGCCGAGGCTAGGAGGTATCAGCGGTGAGCGAGCTGCCCGAACTTGTTGAACTGTCGAACGGGGTGGAAACGCTCACGTTCGATGGTGGTAACGGAGTCAACCCTGATGATGATGTGCTTCTGATCGGGGCGGATGGTGTAGAGGGCTGGTTCGAGACGCCAGATGACAAGACGGTCATGAGCGAACGCGGTCAGGGTGACGGTGCGCACGACGTGTGGGCTTCCGACATCCTGTATAGTGCCCGCGTGCTGACATTGCATTTTATCGTGTCTGCTCATGACCGTCAGGGTGTTGTCCGGCTTCTTAACAAGGTTCGCCGCGTGTGTGCGCATAGCAAGGTACGGTTCCGGTTGAGGGATGCTGGCTACGACTGTTACACGACGGGACGTGCCACTGTGAAAGCGTCTGCGAAGTATGCGCGTGACGGATGGCTGGATGATTGCACGATCACCGTGACATGCGAACGGCCTGAAATATTGAGTTCAGTCGAATCCGTATGCCAATTGGGTTCGTTGACCACCTCGATGGCAGGCGGCGGGTTGAGGTACGGAAGCGATCTCAGCTCGCCCACCGGCCTTCAATACCCGTTGGCTTACGGATTGAAGACAAGCGGCGGCACGTCGAATGTTGCCGTGTTGACGAACAATGGAACGTCTCGCGCATACCCGGTGTTTGAAGTCGTGGGCAACATGCCCGATGGCGTCAGGCTAGATTTTCCTGGAACCCAGCAGTCGATAGCGTGTTCACACCCCGTCGATGGTGTGTCCTTGATTTTGGATTCGCGTTCACGTACCGCGACGATGGATGGCTTGGACATTTCCCGTTATCTGACTTCTCGCGGCTTTCCAACGATTCCGCCGTCTGGTTCGGTGAATGTGGTTTTGAGTAGTTACGGCGGCGGGTACGTGAATTGCCGTGTACGTGACACGTTCATGTAAGGAGTTTTTATGGGGACTACCGCTTTGGGCGTGAGCCCGAATGCGAATGGCGTTGGCGTCACTCCGTTGGCGCATCGCAAGGTGTTGGGTGCGCAATGGTCAAACACTGGCATCATCACTGGACTGGATGTGACTGGACGCAGTGACTTGCGGTATAACGTTTCTGCCGGTGTCGCCGTGTGTTCGCGTGGCGATTCAGACGGCAAGACGCTCGCGTATTTTGAGGGAGGGCAGACTCCCGCTACGAGGGCCGGTGATCCGTCGAATCCGCGTATCGACGTGGTTTGGGTTCAGGCCCACAATCAGGTTGAATATAGGGATTCCGATAATTTTGTGACGGTGGGTGTGACACAGGGCACCCCTTCTGCGAATCCTGTGGCACCGGCTGTTCCGGCTGGCTGTACGGTGTTGCGGCGTATGAGGGTTCCGGCTTCGATGACATCCACGAGTTCGGCCACTGCGAACGATAGCGCGGATTATGCGATCCCGTATTCCGCTTCGATGGGACGTTTGGCGTATTATGAGCGGCGTTATGAGGGGCCTGCGAATTTTTCGTCCGCCATGGTTGATTATACGGACGAGTCGGTGACGTTCGACGTGCCGACAGACAGGCTTATCGAACTGAGATATCGTGCGACCGCCTGCGCTTGCCGTCATGATGATATAAAAAAGCCTACCGAGGACGCCACGCAGATGGCGTGCTGGTTCGTGTGCTTCCAACTGGATGGCTTGGACGTGCCTAATTCTGGCGGGCAGTTCCAAGTGTCGCGTGCATGGCAGCCGGTGCAGATTAGTTGCATTGTCAGCGTCAGCAAAGGGCGTCACACGGTTCGTACCCGCAACCACCGTGTCGCGTGGGGCGAGAACGTGTATTTCATCTGCCATTCGGACAAGAACGAGACGTATTCCCCTCGTATTCTTGAAGTGTGGGATAGAGGAGCCGCGAATTGAGTTGGAGCGCCTACCTATATGACACGATGACGGGGCTGTTGGCGCAACGGCTTGACGTTCCATCGTTCTCGTGGTCGATGACCGTGAGCGATTCGAGTTTCAGCACAACAGCGCAGGGCGAGGGTGTTGGCGATGATGAGTTGTCTGGCATGGAATTGCCTTGGAGTCAGATACCTGGCGACACTCCGGCTGCCCGTGCTGCCGCGCTACAGCCGTATAAGCGGGGCATAGTTCTGTTTTGGAAGAGTCCGTCTGACGATCCCGTTTCGATGGGGCATCCGATCCTTGCTGGCGCGTTGGGCGTGCGCAAATCGTCGTGGCATGACGTGAGCGTTCCTTACGTGTCAATGATGGGATTGTTGAACGACCGGTACTTGGTGCATGAGGATGCGTTCGGCAAGGATGTCGGACACACGTCGAAGCAGGTGTTCCGTTGGGAGAACCTGAGCTGGCGCGCTCTGGCCTGTGAGGTGATACGCCAATGCACGTCATACAAGCCGGGAGGCGAACTGCCTATCGACTTGCCGTATCTGGACGAGACAGGCACGCACTCTTTGCCCCCCGATGGGGCGAACGACGATAAGAACGCCCCGAAACGCAAGAGCAAAAAGCGCGTGAACACCGCCGACGGATACGTGGAAACCGTCGTGGATGGTGATACGACCACAATCACCGAACAGCATGTGACAAAGAAGACGAAGCAGATTACGGAGACGAAACCGTACACGTATGAGACGCGCAAAGGCAAGGTCACAAAGAATCATACGACCACCAAGACAATCACGATCTCACAGACAACAGTGACGAAAAAGACCGTGACGAAGAACTACGCGGACTATTCGGAGCAGACCGTGACAACGACCACCACTGTGTTTTCGTTTGATGCAAAAGGCAATCGGACTGGCAGCACCACCAGTACGGATGGTCCGCATAAGACTATTCTTCCTCGCCAGACGGTTGCGGAATACGCGGATTTCAACGTATCAAACCATCGCGCTTCGGATATTTTGAAAAACATCGCGAACGTCGATGGAGGGCCGGACATGCAGTTCCGCCCGTACCTTTCGGATACGCAGCATATCCGGTTCCAGTTCCTCGCCGGGTCGGACGGCGACGTGTATTTGAATCAGGACAAGCGGCTGAGCCTGTCGTGTTCGCCATATGGCGGCACGTTGGAAAACGTGGAGATTGACCGTGCGGCACCATACATGCGCGTGTATGCGACTGGTGCCGGCTCGGATTCTGGCACGATGTGTGATTTGGCCGAGGACTTGTCATTGACCAGCATCAGCGATCCTTGGCCGCTCCGTGAGACCACGTTGTCATCGAGTGACTCGAAGACCTACGATCTTTTGGACGGCGCGGCGAAGGGCATGTTGGCTGCGAACTGTCACCCATTGGCTCAACTGTCCGGCGAGATTAACGTGAATGATTGCGACGAATCCGGTATGCCGCTGCATCCGCTCGGCTCGTTTTGGCCGGGGGAGATGTTCGATATCTCCATCGACGGTTTCCCCGACTGGCCCGATGGCGTGTATCCGATGCGTCTCATGCAGATGAGCGGCGACGAGACCGGCAAGGTGACGTTGAAGTTCGATCCCGTTCGCGAACCTGTGGAATAACTTGGAGGGTATGTTTGGCTATCCATACTGAATTGCGTCCTGATGACGCTTCGCTGGCGTTGCTGTTGGCCGACGCGGCGTTACGCCAGTCGAACGCGAATGTGACACGTATTTCCGGAATACTGTCCGTTGACAACGGCGATGGCAGTGAGACGTGGATTGGCGGCAATGTCAATCCCGATTCAAACGGTGGTGTGACCGAATGGGTTGGAGATACCACTGTTCCAGGAAGGCCCACTGGGTTGTCTGCGGTGAGTGCTGTGAACCGCGTGCTCGTCTCTTGGAATGGCACGTTGCATGACGGCGTGCCCGCCGATTTCGACCATATCAGCGTTTTCGTCGTCAATGACGGCACGGTCGAATCGTTGGGTGATTTGAACTGCGCCGGAACGATCCTCTCGAAGAAGTATGCGGAGGGTACGATTCTCGAAGTTTACGCTGTCGCATATGATGCGGCGCGTGACGAGCGGGGCAACTACAGCCCGAACATGTCCGAAGAGTCCGATCGAATCACTTTGGTGGTCGAACAGGATGTTGACATGGGGCAGTTGAATAATGCCGCAGCGGACATGGAGCAGAAGGCCGATGAGGCGGCTGCGAAGGCCGACAAGGTGCGTTCCGATTTGCAGGCGGAAGTGGACAAGGTAAGCGCGAAAGCGGATGACCTGAGCAAGACCGGCGACCAGTTGGCCGGCCAGATCACCGACATCAAAGGCACCGTCAACGGGCAGCGGACGCAGCTGACCGAGTTCGGCCAGAAGCTCGAAGGAGAGATCACGCGCGGCGACACGACCGTGAAGAGCGTGAGCGAGCTGAAGCAGACGGTGACCGGCCTGTCGTCCACGGTGTCGCAGACCACGAAGACCGCTTCGGACGCTTTGAGCAAGGCCACGACCGTCGAGCAGACCGCGAACGGGTTGAAGGCCACGATCAGCAAGGATTATCAGACCACCGTCCAGGCGGACGGGAAATACAGCACGAAGGCGGAGTTGTCGGCCACGAGCGATTCGCTGTCCTCGAAGATAACGGAGACGACGAAGACCGCGAACGGCGCGATGGACAAGGCGTCCTCGGTCGAGCAGACCGCCAGCGGCCTGTCCGTGAGGATAACCGAGGCGGCATCCGAAGCCGCATCGGCGGTGCAGACCGCCAACAGCCTCAAAAGCACCGTGGAATCCAACACGGCGAACATCACTCAGGTGGGGAAAACAGCGGACGGCCTCGTCACGCGCACAAGCAGCCTCGAACAGAATCTGAGCGGTTTCAAAAGCGAAGTGTCGCAAACCTACGCCACCAAAACGGATTTCGGCAATCTTTCGATTGGCGGGACGAACCTGCTTGCGGACTCGAACCTGATAAAAACATGCATAGACCCGTCAACTGGAATGCCATCGGATGCGAACGCCTCCCAGTCCGACGACGATTGGACCGGGGACTCCTGCACCAAAACCCCAATATCCGTATCGCCGTCCACGCAATACACGCTGTCCGCCTACGACGATATGGCGGACGCCACCTTCACTGGGAGGGTAAGCCAGCTCGACTCAGACGGGAATCTGATCGGCCTGCTCGTCGATTCGATAACTTTTCTTGGCCCGGATCACGTGACTTTCACGACTGCGGCGAACGCGGCCAGCATCCATGTCGGAATCTATTTAGCTCCGAAATGCAAGTGGAAGTTGGAGAAGGGCAGCAGGCCGACAGATTGGAGTCCTGCGCCGGAGGACATGCAGCGGGCGGGTGACTATTCCACGAAGTCATACGTCGACCAGCAGTCCAAGTCGATAGCGCTGGGTGTCGTGCAATCCTACGAGGGCGCGGACGGCAGTGGCCTCGCCACGAAATCCGACATCGCCGTGGAGCATGAAAGGATCACCAGCGAGGTTTCCGGCACGTATGCGACCAAGGATGGCGTGACGGAGGAGATCAGCTCCAAAGTCACGCAGAACAATGAGTCGCTTGATGTCAAGTTCGCCACGAAGGCCGAGAACCAGTCCACGCTGGACACGGCGAACACCGCACAGTCGAACGCTTCCGACGCCCAGTCGCGCGTCGGCACGCTGGAGGACTGCATCAGCCTCACTTCCGCAGGCGTTCGCGCCGGCCACCAGAAAAACGGCGTGTTCAACGGCGTGAGCGCTTTGGTGAACACTGACGGCAGTTTCGACCTGCTGGACAAGGACGGCAACCTGCTTACGCGTATCAACCGGCACAGTTTGCAGGTGGCCGGTGACGATGGGGTCGGTTCAGGGCATTTGATCCTGTCGCAGGACGGTCTTGACATCACCGTGCAGCCTACGGCGAACAAGGCGGTCGCCTATCATATCCAGCTCGGCGCGGGCGGCATCAGCATCACCGCGCCAGACGGGGCGCATGTCGAATGCTCGGCCCGGACCGGTCTTGATCTGGAGACGGTGGAATACGGAAAACTGTCCATCGGCTCCGGCGGCTTGCAGTTCACGAACGACCAGGGCTGGGGCTTGGCGCTCTCCGCCGCGGGCTGGAGTCTGAAATGGGCGGGGAACCACACGCTCGCCACGGGCCCGACCGCTGGCGCATTGTACATCGACGGACGTCAGATCGTCACAAGATGATTTTTGGAATATGGAGGTAAGTATGGATGATGTCGTCAAAACCGATGGAGTGCTGGATTTGCGTCCGGCGAAGGACAGTCTTGTCTATCAGCTTCTGCGGCTTGGATTGTCTTTCGACCATAAGGACGCGTCCGGTGAGACCTGGACGGATTACCGTCGTGGCGTGATCGTGACTTTCACGAGTCGTGATACGGCGGCCGAGGTCGTTGTCGCCGACATGGACACCAAGGATTCCAGGACGGTTGCCGTGTCCGACTTGGCGGATGTCACCGAGGTGAAGACCTGGCGTAGTGATGGTGCCGAGGGCTAGGCGTCCTATTTCCTTGTCTGTTTTGTTGTTCCCGTCGTTTCAGGCGGGTTTCTCTTTTTTTGAGGAGGTTATGTTGACTCAGATCAAATTCGATTTCGGCCATCCAAGCGCGGATGGCAGTCGAAGAGGCTCGACCCATGGGGGAGCCGATGCCGCCGCTTGATCTCTTGTCGAGTACGGAATTCTGGACGTCGCTGCTCGTCACCTTGGTCGGTGGCGGGGGAGTGGGCGCCATCATCGGCGCGGTCTCCAGCCGTCGCAAGGACACTGCCGACATCGCCGCGAAAGCCTGCGACATCCTGACCGATTCCGTCATCAAGCCATTGCGAGAGCAGGTGGAGTCGCAGGAGGAGCAGATCCAGCACTTGGAGGTCCGTCAGCGCAAGTATTTCGCATTGGCGGAGTACACCCGGAGCCTGTTCCATTGGCTTCAGCAGTTTTGCGAGATCGTCGACCCCGACTTTCTTGAGCGGCATCCGAAACCGCATCTGCCGGACGAGCTGCGCGGCGACATCATGCCTGAATCATTCGGCAAGGAGGAACAATGACGAGGATACGATTCCGTTTCCGCAGGCCGGACGGTCTGACTGACGGCGGCTCATCTCCACGAGGACTGGTGGTCTGCTCTCCGACGAGCCGCGTCGTCCAAAAGGACGAGAGCATCATGCTGCCGCTGCCGTTCGTGGCACGTCTGCCCGAGGATGGCGGTGATCTGGTCGTTTCGTTGCAGCCGACCGGCAGGGACTGGTGTTGGACCATCCGCGAGCAGGTCGAAGGTTACACGCACGTGCGGCGCGTGATCGTGCCGGACAGCGTGCAGACGTTGGATTACGCGACGCTTGGCGAGGCGTCGTGGGCTTCATCCGCAACGGCTGGCGGTCTCGTGCACAGCATGCGAGTGTATTCCGGCGTCATCACGTTGGACGCGCACGTGCCCACCGCCGAATTGAAGCCGTCCGATAACGTGACGGTCGGCGACACGTGCGTGGATTCGACGGGCAGGGTGTGGATGATAACCGGCCTTGTCGATTCGGACGTGGTGTTCGGCGTGGACACCGGGGTGACGCTCGGCGGCAAGGGCGAGCGTGGCGCGAGTTTCCTCAGCGGCATGGGCAGGCCGTCCGACCTGACGCAGGGCATCGTCGGCGACACTTACATCGACCTTGAGACGGGCGACGTGTATCAGCTCCGGCTCTGAATTTTCTCACATCTCACATCTCACAAAATAAATAATTCGATTTCCAAGGAGGAATTGCGAAATGGCATGGCAAGCGACTGGCGGCAACCTTAAAGGACCCAAGGGCGATCCGGGTACGAATGGTGCGAAGGGAGATGCTGGCACGAGTCTTCACGTCGCCAATATTGATATCTCAAGCAACAGTGATGTGGCAACGAGCGTGCTCTCGCCATCCGCCCCGATGACGGTAGGAGATCTGATCTCCGACAACAATGGAAGCCTGTTCACGGTCACTTCCATCGTCAACGACACGACCGTCCACGTCTCCAACGTCATCGGCGGCGTGAGCTTCAAGGGGCCGCAGGGCGAGAAGGGCATGGACGGAGCGCCAGGCAAGGACGGTACCGGTGTCACCATTCTCGGCTCATACGATTCCCTCGAAGCGTTGAAGGCCGAACATCCAACTGGTAATGCGGGCGATGCCTATTTGGTTAAAGGCCACCTGTACGTGTGGGATACGGTCGGCTCAGACTGGAAGGACGTCGGCACCATCCAGGGGCCGAAGGGCGATAAGGGCGAACCCGGTACGGATGGTACGGATGGTACGCCAGGCAAGGACGGTCTCGGATGGACTTATGGGCATGGCGTTCCGACATCGACCGGAATGCCGGTCGGCAGCTTGTATCTTGACCTCGATACCGGCAACGTGTACGCCTTCAACGCCTAGGAGGGGTGGAATATGGCATGGTCCAATGTCGGTAGCCTTAAAGGGGCTAAAGGCGAAGCGGGTACGGTAACCCCTGCCGCTGCAATCGCCGACCTGACGGCAGCGCCGACTGCCGGAGACTTCAACGCCTTGCTTGAGGCCTTGCGTGCAGCGGGCCTCATGGATAGACCTACGCCCGCGCCGCCGGTACAAACTGAAGCCGTCGATGTCTTCATTGGCGATTCGACTACGGCGATTTGGGATACGGCCCCGGTGGATAAAAACTGGACGACTCTGATCGCTAACGCCGACGGGGTGGGAAGCGTCAATGTTGCGGTCAATGGATCTGGGTTTCAGAACGCTGCGGACAGCAAACATGCATTCCCCGATCAGGTCACGACCGCAATCGGCAAGACGCAGGGGAAGACAGTCCGTCGAGTTTTCCTCGTCGGAATATGGAACGATGAACACTACATCAAATCTGATTTTGATGCCGAGAAAGCCGCCATAACAAAGACCGCCACCATGATCAAATCCGCATGGCCCGGAGCGCAACTGATCTACATCCCTGAGGTTGCGCCACAGACACCATATTCTAAAGATCAGGTCAAAAATTTTAGCGACGCCATCGATCAGGTATACACGCTGTTCGAGGGCAATGGGTTCCATGCTGCGCGCGACTGGTTCGACTGGCTGCCAGACGGCGAGACAAATGGATATATGCACGATAACATCCATCCTAATGCCAAGGGTATGAATGTCGCCGCACACAAAATTCGTGAATGGGTCAACACGCTTTCGGGGCCGAGGATTGACGGCGAGATTCCTGCATGGAATGAATGATTTCATTGCATGTCGGATTGCCACTCACGTTCGCCGAAAATATTTGGAGAACAATCAATGACGCATCTCATGATCGCAATCGTAGCGTACCTGCTGTTGCTCGCGGTGATCCTCATGTTCAATCACGGCGCGCACATGCATTGACCACTATTTTCAAGGCCGTCTCCCCGGAGACGGCCTTCCTTATGCCCGAAGGAGGCAATCATGGCGGAACACGCCAACGAAAAACAAACCACTAATCTTCCCGGATTGACCGGCGAACGAGTGAAAGCCGTCGTTACGATTCTCGTCACGCTCTTCTCCCTTGCCAATGCGGGCTTGAGCCTGGCCGGATTCAACCCGCTCCCGTTCACCAACGAGCAGGTGAGCGCGACCCTCTTCGCGGTCGTCGGCGTGATCGGCACCGTGTACGGCTGGTGGAAGAACCAGAACATCACGTCCGCGAGCCTTGCTGGCCAGCAGCTCGTGGATGCATTGAAGAAAGAGGGCGTGGTCAATGGCATCAGCGCAGCGAAGAGCGCGGCCTTGAGCGCCGCTTCCGCCGTGGCCAGGACCGAGCCGAAGGACGCCACGGACACCGCCACGGCCACCGCCGACACCACGGCAGCTGACGCTGATCTCGAGCCGGGCGGTAATCTCTGATGACCGGCGCAGGCTTCGCACTATGGCGTGGCAGTCCGAACCACTACGCTGGGCGCAACGGGCTGCACGTGGACCACATCACCCTGCATATCATGGTCGGCCGATTGGCTGGCACGGACTCGTGCTTCATGCGCTCCAGCTTCCAGGCCGCCTCGCACTATGGCGTCGGCGGCGACGGGAGCGTCTACCAGTGGGTGGACGAGGACGACGGCTCGTGGGCCGACGCCAACTGGCAATCCGATTGCAGCGGCGTGACCATCGAGCACGAGGGCGGCATGGACGGGATCCCCGTCACCGACGCGGAGGTCGAGGCCAGCGCCAGACTGTGCGCCGATATCGCCCGCCGATACGTGTGGAAGACACTCTGGCACGACGCCAGCGGCAACCGGCACGGCAACATCGTCCTGCACCGCGAGGTGCCGGGCACGGACCATTACGGGTGTCCCGACAGGTGCGTCAACGCGCTGCCGGTGGATAGGATCATCAAAAGAGCGAACGAATTATTGGGAGGAGACGACATGTCGGCAGAAGACGTGTGGAATTTTCGACAGAACGGCGTCCTGATGCGCGACCGCCTGCAGGGCACGGACGCGGCGGCGAACGCCACGAAGAAGGAGCTTTTCAGGCTTTCGCAGTGGGACAGGAACACCCACGCATCCGCCTTGGGCAACCTCGTGGTCGAACAGCCGGTGCAGGGCGGCGCGAAATTAGGGGATCGTGTGGCCGGCATCGATGCGAAGACCAGTCAATTGGTCACGCAGGTGGCGGCTTTGACCGAGGCGGTCAAGACCCTCGCCGAAAGCAAGGGCGCCGACCCCGACCAGATCGCCGCCGCGGTCGAGAAGGCCGTCAAGGCCAAGCTCGACAAGCTCAGGATCACCGTCACCGACGGCCAGTGATTAATTTTCGGGCGTGAAACTCAAACTCGCGCCGGGAACTCAACATCTGGTGTGGAAAATTTGCGGAATCATAGTGTCCGTGGAATTTTTTACACCCGTTTTTTAACATTTGCCCCTCTCTCAGCATTGCTGGGGGAGGGGCTTTTCTGCGTTTTAAGGCTTCTATTCTGCGGTTCGATTGGCTCTATCGCCATCACCAAAGTCTATTTGTTGGCCCATTTGGTCGTAATAGCGGTTTTGATACATGTTGCAAAACTTTTCTCTGATGTAATCCACCACAGTTTGCACCGCCGTATGTTTCTCAATGTCTAACTGTTTTTCGGTGATGGTTATCTTCTTTGGGAACTCGTCTTCTGGATGCCAGGTATCGTAACCGGCTCCATTTATCACCAGTCTGGGTGCGTTGGACACGAACCCATATCGCTCGACAAGTCTCAACGCCTCATCGAATCCACGACCGTATCCTTCCCTGTATGAAACTTCATCAAGCTCATGATGTGGCATTCTCGTCACCTTTCTGTTCGATCTGCTTCAGGTCTAATGCGGAGTTCATTGTTTCCATCGCGGCCAACCGTTCCTTCAATCCGGCATGACGGTAATGCTCCACCATCAAGCGGCTGGAATGTCCAACAATCTCTTCCACCAAGCCATAGTCCACGCCCATACTCATGAGTATGGTCACGACCGTATGGCGTGTTTCGTGGCGGCTGCGATGTTCCGCATTGGGTACGCCCGCGTTCTCCAAGAGTTGACGGAAGTTTTCAAGGTCTTCCTCCGGTTCGATGGGCGTTCCGTCATCATGCCGGAACAGCAATCCATATGGGTTCGGTATGTCATCGGTGGCTTCGAGATACGCTTCGAGCGTTTGAGCCAATGCCGGGATGATCGGCACTTTCCTGCCGCGCTTCGATTTCGGTGGCGTGAGGCACCAGCGTCCTGTCAGTTCGATCATGTCGAAGCCGTCTGGAATGCGCCAACGCCATTGAGGGCATGCGGCACCACGTTTGAACCCGCATGGATAGACGCCATGCTTGTCTGGATTGCCGCATCCATGCTCTTTCTTCAGTTCTTCCAGTTTCCAGTTGACGGTGTATTCGCCGTATGGCACGCCGTTCATTTGGCCTAGTTCGAGGTCTTGGATGGATGCGCCGAGTATTTCGCCTGGACGCATGCCGGTGCACAGCCTGAACCATTCCTTTGCGGCGTTTCTCACGCCTAGATCGTTGGCGGCTTTCAGGATGTGTTTAGCTTCGTCCACGGTGAATGCGGTACGTTCGTTGGCTTCGTTCTTGCGACTGTCCACCAAACTGATGTCCTTGTCCTTCGGAGTGGGGACGCCACCCATCGGGTTGGTTGGGAGGATGCGGTCTGACACTGCTGATTTGCATATCTGGTTCAATGTGGTGTGTACCTGCTTGCGTAGGCTGAGGCTGGCTTTTACCCGCTGTTCCTTGCCGTTGACGACCTTGGTTATGCGTAGGCCGTTGACGATGCGGTCGCACGCTCCGCTGGTCAGGCTCGCCAATTTCTGCCGGTGGTATGGGAGCAGGTGTTTGCGGACGATGGTCCGGTAGTTTGCGAATGTTTTCGGGTCCGCGTCGCGTTGCCTGCGTTCGAGCCATTGTTCGGCGTATGCTCCGAGCGTGATCGCGCTGTTGTTGGTGCTGCCGAATCTGGCTCGCTCCTGTAGTAGTTCCGTCAGTCGCTTGTTGGCGTCAACGTATTTTTTGCAGCTGTATGTTTTGCCATCGACCTTGAACTCGTAGCTGGTGTAGATTTTTACGTTTCCGTCAGCTAGGTGTTTTTTGCGTTCGACTTTGTACGGGTAGACGATGCCGTTTCTTGCTTTGCGTACCATGATTACCTCCTTGCCTCTATATTCTCAGACATTCTCAGACTTCCATTTGACCCGCAAGTGATGGTTAAGTAACCCTCAAATGAGGTTAAACCGTTGGAATGAAGCCGTTTTGCTCAATCGTTCCAAGGGATATTCTATCAGACTTTCTAACTGTTAATCGGACGGTCACTGGTTCAAGCCCAGTCGCAGGAGCCATTCGAAAAATCCCCTTGGAAACAAGGGGATTTTTTCGTTTTTCAACGACTCTTGGCATTTTTGGCCACCCTTCATGTTTATCCGTCGGCGGAAGCCGTGGTTCGTCCAGCCGTCCATGCGTATGATGAACGCACCGGTTCAATCAAACAAAGGAAGGAAGTCCATC